ACTTTTTTCCTGAATATGCTCAAGGACGAAGGGTTATATGGGATGGTATTGATGGTGGTGGATTTAAGTTCTTAGATCATATACCAGAACCATTAATACAAAGTAAAAATAGTACTGACATGAAATTGGTACTAACAAATGGAAGTGTCCTTCAAATTATGGGAACAGATAAGTTTGATAAGGTTCGTGGATCTAACCCAGTGGGTTGTGTCTTCTCTGAGTTTGCCTTCCAGAACCCTAAGGCATGGAATATTATACGTCCTATTCTTAGAGAGAATAATGGATGGGCAGCTTTTAACTCCTCTACCAATGGTAAGAATCATTTTTATGATTTATATCAAATGGCCCTAAAGAATAAGAATTGGTTTGTACAGAACTATAATGTTTTACAAACCTTTGATGAGATGGGAAATAGATATGTAACTGATGAAATGATTCAGGAAGAAAGAGAAACAGGGATGTCTGAAGAGTTAATTCAGCAAGAATATTATAATTCCTGGACAGCCAATGCACAAGGATTCTATTATTTAACTAATATAGAAGAATTAGAAAAGAATGGACAAATAGGAAAAGTACTTCATGATCCATCAGCACCTGTAGAGACTTGGTGGGATATAGGTTGTGGAGATGCTACCTCTATCTGGTTTACTCAGGTTATGGGCAAAGAGATACACGTAATAGATTATTATACCAATTGTAATAAAGGTATAGAACACTATGCTAAGATTCTTCAATCTAAAAACTATGTTTATAAATCACATAACTTTCCTCATGATATAGTCAACATTGAATTTGGAAGTGGTAGAACCCGATATGAAGTAGCTGAAGAGTTATTTAAAGGAACTAGAATAAATGTATTATCAAAACTACCAGTATCTGAAGGGATAAATGCAGTTAGAATGATACTCCCACAATGTCATTTTGATAAAGTAAAGTGTAATTCAGGATTAGATGCACTTAGGAACTATACTAAAACATGGGATGAAAAGGGTCAGATATTTAAAGATCAGCCTAATCACAACTGGGCATCTGATGGTGCAGATAGTTTCCGTTATCTTGCTATAGGTATCTCAATGCCTAAATCTAGATCGTATCGCAGTGAATTCATGAAGGATAAGATTAAAGCAACACATACAAGAAATTGGAGGGTTTCTTAGGGAACTTATGTGATTGTTTACGCTCTAATTATATTTTAAAGATAACTTATATTATATGCTGATATTAACTAAAGCCTGTACAAAATGTGGTGAGGAAAAAGAGTTTACTGAATTTAGTAGAAAGGGTAAATCCCTCTTTGGGTTTGTAAACTACTGCAAGAGTTGTAAGGCTGAATACACGAGAGATCACAATAAAAAGTTCCCAGATAAAAAGAAAGATGCGGATAAAAATTATTATCTAAATAATGCAGACAGAATCAAGGGCGCAGTTAAGGTTTATGCCAAAGAAAACAAAGACTCACTAAGACCAAAACATTTGGCTAGAACTGTAAAAAGACGAGTGGAAAAACTTAATAGAACACCCAAGTGGCTTACGGATTCAGATTTTAAACAAATAAAATGTATGTATGAACTATCTGATAGGTTGTCTTCTTGTTTGGGAATAAGATTTCATGTAGATCATATAATCCCATTACAGGGAAGAGAAGTCTCTGGTTTACACACACCTAATAATCTACAGGTAATACCTGCAATCATAAATTTACAAAAGGGTAACAAATGGGAACTTTGCAAGCAGTAGTTGATAGGGATCTGGCGAGTATGACATGGAGTAGGTATCAAACTGCACTACGGCGCGGCCACCAAGAATTCCAACAACAGGCAAAAATAAACGAGAACTTCTACTTAGGAGCCGGAAGACAATGGACAGATGAGGATCGTCAAACTCTAGAAGATATGGGAAGACCAGTATTAGAAGAAAATATTATCTTCTCTACTGTTAATACCATAATAGGTTATCAAACCCAGAGTAGAATGGATGTTAGTTATAAACCTAGAGAAGAAGATGATCAAGGAGTATCAGACATCCTCTCTAAGATCACTATGTTTACTACAGATCAAAATAAATTTCCTTGGAAAGAGAGTCAAGTATTTAGTGACGGATTAATTCAACAACGTGGATATTTTGAAGTTAAAATGGATTTTAATGAGAATGTATATGGTGATATTGCTATTGAAACATTAGACCCATTAGATGTAATTCCAGACCCAGATTCTAAGAGTTATGATCCTGATGATTGGGCAGATGTAATGGTTACTTCATGGATGAGTTTTGATGATATTAAAGAAACTTATGGTTTAAAGAAATGGAGAGAGTTAGAAAAAGGTATTTCCTCTGAGTCTGATTTTGGTAGAGGATCCTTAGAAGAAGAAAGAAATAAATTTGGTACTACAAATAATTATTCTGCTTTCTACTCTGATTCTAATGATATACAACATGCTCGATTAATATCACGTCAGTTCTGGAAAATACAGAATAGAGATTTCTACTTTGATCCAGCAGCTGGTGATCTTTATCCAGTACCTGATGATATTAAACCTAAAGATCGTGCTAAATTTGCTAAAGAGAATAAGTATGAGATTATTAAGAAAGTTACAAAACGTATTCGTTGGACTGTATCAACTCGTGATGTTGTTTTGTTTGATGAGTGGTCCCCGTATGACCATTTTACTATTGTTCCTTATTTCCCTTATTTTAGGCGCGGCGTTACCATTGGTATAGTAGATAATCTTATCAAGACCCAAGAGATGCTTAATAAAGTATACTCTCAGATCTTACATGTGGTAAATACTACCGCTAACTCAGGGTGGATTATAGAAGAGAATTCTTTAGTTAATATGGATACTGAAGATTTGGTAGATGTAGGTTCACAGACGGGATTAGTACTAGAACATAAGAAAGGCTCTACTCCTCCTGCTAAAATTGAACCAAATCAGGTTCCTACAGGTCTAAAGGATTTAGTAACATCAGGAATAGAATTAATACGTTTAATCTCCGGTGTTAGTGAAACATTTCAGGGTGGTAAAGGTCCAGAAGTATCTGGTACAGCTATTCAATCTCGTGTACATCAATCGGCTATTCAACTAGCAGCACCTATTGATAATCTATTTAGAACACGTAATATGTTAGCTGAAAGAATCTTAAAGTTGATTCAAGGTTTCTATACCCAAGAACGTACTTTTATGATTACTGGGGTGGATGAGAATGGCAAACCTGTTCCATATGCTGTAAAGATTAATCAAGAAGATGAAAGCACTGAAGGTGCTACTCTTATTAATGATGTTAGTATAGGTAAATATGATGTAGTAATAGCAGATGTACCAACACAAATTACATTCCAAAATGCTCAATTTGCTCAAGCAGTTGAGTTGAGAAAATATGGTGTAATGATACCTGATGCTGAAATGATTAAAATGAGTACTCTCTCTCGTAAGAATGAAATTGCTAAACAAATAGAAAATGCTCCAGATCAACAAACCATTGATGCACAAAAAGAGCAACTCCAATTAACTATAGAAACTATGAAGAAAACTATAGAGGAGATGGAAAGCAAATCAAAAGAAAAAGATGCAGAGACTCTTAAACAAGTTGCTGATGTTGCCGTACTAATAGCTGCCAATCCAAAGCTAGCTCCTATATTGGATGCTCTAATGGCAACTATAGACAACTCTAAAGAGGAACAGGAAACTGGCGAAAATGAAATGCCAATAACCCCTCAGCAAGCCCAAGGGCAACAACAATTAGGACAAGGTATGATGTAATATGAATTTATATAATATAAACAACAGAGATAATAAAATATGAATAAACTAAAAACTTTAATAGCAACCTTGGTATTGTTATTTACCTCTTTTACAGCAAATGCAATAGTAGAGACTGAACCATCTTGGTGGGGAGAACATACAATGGTGGTATCTTATAATAGTAATTATACTGTTGGTTACTATATAGGTGTTTGTAACCAATGGCTAACTTCTTGTGTTATAGCGCCTCCACATTATACTTTACCGCAATGGGTAAATGATGATATTTATTTTTCTATGAATTATGCAATTCAAAATGGTATACAGTTTAGATGGGGTCAATGTATTAGTAATGGCAGTGTTCCTCCTTGTTTACAATAAGTATTAATAAGTAAGTAATTAGACTCTAGGTTTTCTCTAAACTATAAACCTAGAGTATTTCTCGCATCTCTCAAGCGATATTGAGTGTTTCCGTTAAAGACGACATAGGTTAAATAGAATGGCAATTGAAGAAGAAGTAGATCGTGGTGATTTGTTTGAAGATTCAGATGAAGATATTGAGGAAATTGAAGAAACCGAGGACGAGGTTGAAGAAGAGGAGTCTGAAGATGAGGAAAATGAAGAAGATGATATAGAAGAAGATGAGGTTGAAGAAGAGGTAGTTGCACCTAAGAAAGAACCTAGAATACCTAAATCTCGCTTTGATGAAATAAACAATAGAATGAAGGACGCTACAGAAAGGAATTTGTGGTTAGAAGAACAATTAGAAAAACTAATTAATCAGAATACACAACAACAAAAACAAGAAGAACCTAAAGTTCCAGAAGCACCTAAATATGATTACGATGCTGCTGAAGAAGAATATATAAACTTAATTATTAGTGGTGATATAACTAAAGCTACTAAATTAAGAAATGAAATTAATACATTTCATCAAAAAGATTTAGAGATACTTATTAGTGGCATAGAGAATAAAGCCTCTGATAATGCTAAATCACAAAGTAGTTTACTTCTAGAAAAAGAAAGATTTGAGAATTCTATTGCAAACATGGAATCCAAATATCCTTTCTTAAATCATAAAGATAAAGCCTATAATGAAGAAGCTGTAGAAACTGTTAATACCCTTCTAGCAGGTTATTTAGCAGCCGGTAGAGGTAAGGTAGAATCTCTTCAGATGGCTATTAAGAAAGTATTACCTCTCTATGAGAAAAAAGTACCAGCAAAAGCTACCTTAGGTAATCAACGTAAAGTAGAAGCCGGTAAGAAGGCTGCACAAGCTTCTAAACAACAACCTGTTAAAGGTAAGACTACATCTCGTACAAGTGATATGGGTAAGGTAAATATCAATACTCTTACTGATAGAGATTTTAGTAAATTAACCGCTAAAGAGAAAAGCATCCTTAGAGGAGATTAATATGAGTAGATTTGATTATATTAAGTATGATGATATTGCTTTAAATCAACAATTAAGAATCAAGAATGAGATTATTAAATTAGAGGGATATGTGAATGAACTCTCTGGAAATAAAGAAGTTATTTTATCTAAACTAGAAGAGTGTTATATGTGGATAGGTAAACTTATTAGGGACAATCAAATACATAGAAATATATCTACTAAATTGAATGAAAGTAGAGGAGATTAAACCTCCTGCCGTAAGTGTCCGGCAATATAATAGGCACTATCAAACGAAAGTACCGCGGGGGGCCGGTGATGTCCCCATTAGTTTTTTACGTACACCTCAACGATAGGAAGGTCGGCCCAATTCTCCGAAATGAAGTAAATGTTATAAATCAACTGGAAGATACTTCCAAAACTTTAATTAAATAAATAGGAACCAATTATGGCGCTTACAAATTTTGCCGCCTTGACAGCGGATCAGAAGCTAGTGTGGTCAAAAGACCTCTGGCAGGCTGCACGAGACATGACCTTTATTAATAAATTTACAGGTGGTGCTGATTCTGTAGTACAACGCATTACTGAATTAACTAAAACTGAAAAAGGTGAATTAGTTATTATGCATCTATTGGCCGACTTGGTCGATGATGG